TGAATTTGCCGACATCCAACGGACCTCCAAATACAGGCACCATCCGCTGTGAATCAAAACCGCTTCCCAAGCTGGGGAGATGATAACCGTAATCGAAATATTCCTTCGGCACAAATACAGGATAAGTTGCGCCTAATTCCGCGTCGTATTTGGCCCATTCGCCTAGCTGGTCTTTGAATTTGCGCAGCTGCTCAATCTCATCGTTATACCTAGGAGAATTTCGTCTATCTTTATACAAACTCCGCCCCGGATAACTGTTTTTGATCTCTTCTGGGGTGAAATTGCCGTATATCAAACGACGCTCGCCGGAGCCAAGTTTGCCCATCTCGGCCAACATCGGGCTTGTTTCCAGGTATTCATATCCCTCCGGCTTGCGCTGGGAAGACATGAACTGCGGTCGAGTGATATCGAACCCCATTGCTCGCAAAGCGCGCAGTCGCTCAACCGGGTCGAGATTCTTTAGCTCATCCTCAGGGATAAAGTCGGTTATCTTTGGCGCAATGTGGTCTGCGGCTTTCGGCGCATCTAGCGCAGATTCGTATAGCCGTCGTGCGGCGGCGAATGTATTCATACGCGGATCGGCGCTTTTGGTCGCGGCAGCTTCACGCGCCATCTTCATCAACCCACCAAGCACTGCGCCCCCTCCTCCATACCTGACAGGAGTCTTATCAAGGTAGCGGAGTATGCTTGGATCTTTCACAAGCACATTATCGCCAATGAAAAGATGCCGCATTGCATCCCCCATAGGCATATCAAGAGCTTGAAGATCGTCGATGTAGTCCCATGTCTGACCGCCGGAATCGACCACGTTATTCACACGTACTGCTTTGACGTCCTTGTCTTTGATGGCTTTAAGAAACTTGCGATTGCCGGGATAGAATTCATTCCAGAACGCGCCGCCAGCATCAAGCGTCAGGTCGGGTTCTACAACAAGATCCGCCGGCACTATCACGCTGCGGGAACCGCCGTTGTTCCAGGTATAGGTACTAGCGGTTCGCGGATTGGTGGTCCACCAACCTGATCCCTTGACCATGTTGAGGGCGTGATTAGCGTCGGTTCGACGAGGCAGCGCGGACAATAGCTCTTCTTGCCCTTTATTCCAGGTACCAGTGCCGATCTTTGGCTCGCGAATGCCTCGATATAGCTTAAGAATGGAAGACATCGCATTACCTCGATTCGAGCAGCAATGCACGGCGTGCAAACTGCTCATGGAAACGAATAATTGAGGTTGAATTAAGCGGCATACGGGTTAATACGCGCTTTGCGCCGGGCTTCGTAATCGACTTCGAGCACTTCGTCGTCCTCCGCCTGCGGAAGTTCGAACCAGCCACCATCTTTGAGATAGATGATGGCTTGGGTGAAAGTATCTACATAGTCGTCATGCTCGGCGACCGGGAACTTGGCTAGCTGCTTGAGAAACGGCTGCGCCCAGCTGACAAACTGTCCTGGGTTCTTGCGGCTTTCCGGTATCCACAATAAGTCCAGTTCCAGCGTCGGGGCAGCCTGATGTGCTCTACTAACCTTGTCCGCGTTGCCGGGATTGTAACCGATGGCGGGGACTTTCGCAAGGCGTAAATCCTGCAGCAGACTCTGGCCGCTGGCCTTGGCTTCCACTAGCACCGTATCGGCCTTACGGGACTTTACCGGAGGAGCCGCCGTCTTGTCCCCACCGTACTGGGAATGCCACTCGTCGATGGTCTTTTGTCGCAGGCTTGGGTAGCTGAGGTGTTCATCCCAAGCGTCTACCAACATTCCCTGCCGAACGCCCTTGTGGGTAAAGATCGCCCATACGCTGCAAGCGGTTGGGTCACCGCTGGTCTTCTCGGTGTAGGCGCAGTCATAGGACTGCACTACATACTCGAAGGCTGGCAGGGACTTCTCCGCCGGCCATTTCTGGAAATGCTCCACCTTCAAGATACCGCCACCACGTGGCACCGGATCTTGTTGTAACTGTCCAGCGGTGCCATACTCGCCCAGCTGCTGCTTCAGCGCAACCAACTCTTTCTCCCCGAAACGTTCCGGCCAAAGAAGAGCGCCTTTTAGGGAACGCGGGTCGTAGCCATCTGGGAAGAGAACGCTGGTGCGCGGGGTTCCGTCATACTCCGCTGGCAGACAGACGTGCTCCCACCCGCCAAGCTCAAGAATACGTCCGGAGACGTCTCCCTCGTGCAGCCGCTGCATGATGGTGACCATGGCGTCACGCTTCGGGTCGTTGCGTCGAGTGGACCACACCATGTCGAACCATTCCAGTGCGCTTTCGCGCATGGCATCCGACTGGGCGTCCTGCGCCCCGTGAGGGTCGTCCAATAGCAATCGCGAGCCGCCTTCGCCCGTGGCAGTGCCGCCCACCGAGGTCGCAATGCGGTAGCCGGTTCGGTCGTTCTCGAAGCGCTGCTTCTGGTTCTGATCCCCGGTCAGTGTGAAGCGATCCGCCCAGAGGGATTGATACCAAGGCGAGGTCAGCAGCCGGCGCGACTTGACGCTATCCCGCGTAGACAGCACTGAAGAGTACGAGGCGCAAAGGTACTTCTCGTGCGGGCGGTGTATCCATTCCCAGCAGGGCCACATTACGCTGACGATGGTCGACTTGGCGTGGCGCGGGGGAATGTTGATCAGCAGATTCCGTAACTCCCCGTTGGTGATGGCTTCGAGGTGCTCGCAGATGATTTGCAGGTGCCAGCCATCGACGAACGGTACGCCGGGTTCGACGACGCTCCATGCTTGCTTGACGAATTCGTGGAGACTGGCTTCGGCCTTACGCCGTCCCTCTTCAGCTTCGAGGAGCTGAAGGAGGTCTGCTGGGTTCATCCAACACTCTTCAGCACTAGCTGCTTCATCGTGGCGAGGTCTTCGTCAGACATTCCCTTGAGGTTGGAGACCAGCTCCAAAGGACCGCCGGCGGCTCCGGTAACCTCTCGCTTCTCTGGTACATCGAGTCCGAGGTACTTGGCGCGGCGTTGCTGAATGGCAAGGCACTTGGTGATGGCATCCAGATCACCACCAGCAGCCGCAGTAGCCGCTACCGCCCAGAGCTGGTCAAGGCGTTGCAGTTCAAGGTCGATGACTTCCTGCCCCGGTTCCTTGATAAGGTGCTCCATCGCCAGCTTGACGATGCCACGAGCGGAAGCCGGCGAGGTTTCGAAGTGCTCGGCGATCTGGTCGTAGCTGTACCCCATCTTCCGCATCTCCAGCGCCAGCGCGTGACGTTCGCGATCGATGGCCTCCTTCTGCGCCTTCGACATGGAAGTACGCGAAACCGGGGGCGGCTTCGGAAATGGGTAGCGGGTTTGACCGTAGGCGTCGAAGAACATGCCGGAAGGATACCCCAAAAGGCCCAAAACGACAACAGCCCCGCGAAGGGGCTGTCGGATGGGTTCAGCGCCGAAACCTACCGCCGTGAAGGGGAGCGGGCCGTACCGGCGCTAGGGAACCATCAACCGCGAGGAGTCACCATGCCGTGGAACTGGCGCCAACGAGCGATCTGGGTCTTGATCGTGGCCGGGTTCATATCCGCGTGCTTCTTCTGCACCTCGGCAATGACGATGGACGGCGTTGCCGCAGTATCCTTGTCATGCAGCTTGTCGCAGACCGCCCAGACCGCGGCACTGGCAGTACCAGCCTTCGGGGGCGAGACACCGTTCTGGGCATCGGGGTTCGGCTGACGACCGCGGGGCTTCGCCTCGGCGGTGGCTTCTTTCTTGGCGCGTGCCATGTACTTCTCCTTGATGTTATGCAGCGCCCTATGCGCTGCGTGATATGATTATCGGAGTCGCCCTTCTTGATCTCAACTGGAATGTTGAACCTGATACTTCTTCCATTTGCCGTACTGAACCGAGACGGTACCGGCCTTCAACCCTTCCTTCTCGCACGCCACTACCACCTCTTTCGAGGTCGGCTGACGGCCAAGGGTCTTCTGCAACTCGTCGGCGATGTCCCAGACCATGCCGGTAGTAGTGCCGGCCTTCGGGCGTTCCGGATTGGAGAAGCTAGTATCCGGCTTCTTCTCCGCCTTGGGCTTCTCGACCTTCGGCTTCGCCTCGTGGTTAAGATCGGGCTCGGGAAGATGCTGGCGAGCGACTTCCTTCTCGAGCGATTCCAGCGTATCCGGCGCTAGGGGGCGCGCTTGGACAAGGGCAAGGGCTTGGGCGCACAGGGCGGCGTAATCGCCTTCTGGGGCCGATCCAAGGCCGTAAATGAGGTGAATAAGCTGGTTGGTGTCCAGCTTGGCGAAGCTACGCCCCTCAACAGGCGGAGCCAACAGACGCGCCGCCGGGTTCTGCGCCTGATACAGGCGGGCATGCAATTGCACCTGACGCAGTGGCGCCACCAACACCAGATGGCACGAGGCAGAGACATCCAGAAGCATGTAATTAGTGGTCATTGCAGCGCCTCCTGCACCTTGGCGACCAAAGCGAAGACTTCGCGATCGCTGCCGCAGTCCAGCAAACGGGTAGCAACGAGGTTGAGCAGGTGCTCGGCATTACGCGCGGCGCTGGCAGTCGGTGCTGCCCATACGGGGACGAAAGTGGCTTCTGTTTCTAACATGAGATCATGTACCTCGCTGCCATCTTCCAAGGTAGAAGTGATTACGACGAATTGCATGGTGTTCTCCTTCTGGGTTAATCCAGCGGAGGGGCCGGTCGCCCAGCCCCTCGACTTGATTAACCGCGCTTGGAAGCGTACCACTGCTGATACTGGGTCTTGGCGGTGCCCTCGTTGATGCCGGCGGCCACGCAGGCGGCAATCACGTCCTTGCGGCGCGCGTCGGCCATCGACTCCGCCATTTCCCACACGGCCTTGCAGTTGCCGTTGCGGGGCTTCTTCTCGCCACTGGCTTCCTTCTCCGGGGCCGCCTTCATCTTGGCGTAGAACTGGCCTTCGGCGTTCTGCTCGATGGTGTACGCTTCGGGGGCGACGCCCTGCTGCTTCATGGCGCGGGTGACGGAGGACTTGGCGGCGTAGGTCTTGGTGGCGTTCATTTGATTCTCCTGTGCTTGGTTTAGGTAGGTAGGACGCGTTCGCTGCATCCATGAACCAATTATAGATACCTCTACCAAGAAAGCAACAGGTATTTCAAGAATATTGATCAGATGTTCTTATCCATCATTTCTTTTCGGTAATGAAGGTGTTCTGCAGGCGCGGCGGATACAAAGACCACCAGGCGCGAAGGTGATCGCTGAACCAGAACAGAAAATCGTCGAAGGAGACTTGCACGCGCCAAACCCCGCCGTCACATTCGTAAGGAAGCGTTTCCAGCCGTCCAAGCATAACTACATTCCAAGGGCGGTTCTTCTGGCGATAAACGAGGAGCGGTTCAGGAATTGGCTGATCCATCGAAAGCGCCCAACGCTCCAAACTGGTTGCCTGTCTCTGCGCCTGCTCCCACCACTTATCCACTTGCAGGGTCTCCTGGAACTTCACTTCGACGGCAAAACCGGGTATTCCCACAAGGTCGGCACCGCCCTCCATCGTCTGCATCAAATTCCGCTTGACTTCCGGAACCCAAGGCAATTCCATTTCTCTCCCCACATCGTCCATCACTTGTTGGAACATATCTTTTACTTGACGTTCTCCGCGCTGCCCTTTACTTCTACTATTTATTGCCATTATCATCTCCTATAACGAAAACCTTATAGAACTTCCCCGCTGTGATAATATACTCCCTTTTTGAATTCTTAGATGATGGTTTTATATGGTTTACTAAACCGTATTATGTATAACTCCTTGTTTTTTATATTTGTTTTATGGTTTTATATTATTTTATATATTATTATTTATATGGATACCCCCCAGTTTAGGGGTTTGGGGTTAATTATATATATACCATAAAACCATATTTAATCAACGAGTTAGCCATAAAAGTTTTATGGCCGCCCAACGGTAAGACCCTCTACCCCGGAGGGTTACCATACCCCTCCGACGGTGTAGGCTTTCATGCGATACCCGAATTTTTCTTTCATCTGCGCCTGCGGGACCTCGTCCAGGACCCCGGCCGCCACCAGCGCCTCCAACGTCCTTTCCAAGGAGTCTTTGGCGCTTCTGGACTTGCGAAACGCTGCCAGACCATAAGTGCGGCGCTGCAAAAAGACCAGCGGAACCACCCCGGCTTTTATCATCGCCGAATTGGCCCCGGAGTTTTTCAGGGTATCGGTACCACCCTTCAAGTATTTCTCGATTAAACGGCGTACTTCGAACATCTGCTTGGCGTCCCCTTCCCCCACGTCCCCGTCGCTGAAATGCCTGAGCATATTGCGGGCGTCCTCCGCCACCAAATGGATGGCCCAGCGCGCGCATTCCGGCGTTATCACGGGATTTTTGTGGTCAATCCCGACTGCCATAAGGCCGGCCAATTTCAGCGCCTTGAGGTGTGCCCTATTCCACAGCTGCGCCTCAACCTCGCTGGCCTCCCTGTTAAGGTGCCGATCGCATTCCCGGTCGAATTCGTCCAGTAGGACCTGCGCTTTTTGGTCTAACGGGATATCATAATGGGTGCGGTTAGCCTGCATGGTAAGGGACTGGGTGACCACTTTACATAGGGCATCCACCAAGGCTTTATCCGGGGTGGCATCTCCCTTTCCGTTGCGCTCCGGACGCCCTCCGGTATACTCAATAACGAGGAAGCGTGGAATCAATCCCTCGGCAATGTGCGTGGAAGAGATACCGTCGAAAAAGGCCTCCGGCGTGGACTCCCCGAGGATGGTTACGGCGGGGGCTTGAATAATCTTGGTGTTCTTTTCGCTGTCCGAATAAACGGTGGAGCGCAGCACGTTGTCCTTCCCGGACTTGGTGTAGAGATCGAGGATGACCTTCTTCAGCATGATGGTGGCCGAATTGGCCCTCGGGTCAGAGAGCTGCTGCAGGGTAAGGCCAAACTCCCCCAGCACCGAAACGAAGCATGGGTGATTATCCAATTGCTTGATCAGTCCCTGCCCGGAAGCGAAGGCGGCCGGGCCGATGAAGTTATCCACCATGGGAATGTGAGGGCGGATGGCGGAGGTGAGGCGCTCAATCCCGGTCATGGCGCCTTCCTTGCCGGAACCGGTCTTGGCAAGGACCAGCAGATACTGGTTAAGCCCGGTACCCGAAACGTTGTAGGCGCGGCCGGTGATGCCGGCAAAGTAGGCAATG